GATTAGTGATATTTATTTGACCACTACAACGAATGAAAGTGTTGATGCTGATCAACCAGCGGGCGTTATTACCTGTTCTTATGAAATAAAATATCGAACCTTAAATAATGATTTAGCAAGTGTCTAGGCTTAAATAGCAGATCTCGTTTAATATGTGAACATATTATTAATTTAATGGGGTGGGATGGCAGTTTTAAGGATTAAAGAAACGGTGTTAGCCGCAAAAAAAGAAAGCTCTTACGCATCAGCCGCGACATTAGCGGGGACAGATGCTGTATTAGCAACCGAAGTTTCAATTACGCCAGTTGCCTCAACTGTTTTAGATCGAAACATAATTGACGGAAAGTTTGGTGCTAGACCGTTTATTCAAACAAATACACATGTAAGTCTAACTGCAACAATCGAAGCAACCCCGTCCGGCACAGCCGGAACAAGTCCAGACTATAAAGATCTTTTACTTGGTTGCGGTTTAATAGAAACATCTACTGCGAGTCAAAACGTATATTCACCAGAGACCAATTTAGAAACGGCTGATAGTTTAACTATTGGGGTTTATATAGATGGTTCACTTCACAAGTTGACGGGAGCAAGAGGAAGTTTTACTTATGAAATAGAGTCAGGGGATACGCCAAAGTTTAAATTTGAATTTCTTGGTTTATATAATGCCCCAACAGCGACAGCAATATTAACTCCGACTTATGCTCAACTAGCGCCAAAAGTTGCTAATAGCACAAACACAACTGCCTTCCAGCTCCATTCTTACGCTGGCGCCTTACAATCCTTTAGCTTTGAGCAAAATAACAATGTTTATCATTCTGAATTAGTCGGAAGTTCTAACACTGTAAGAATTACTGATCGCGCAAGTTCTGGTAATGTTGCTATCGAATCGGTTGGATTAGGAACAAAGAATTTTTATACAATTGTTAATTCAACAGCTACAGGAAATTTAACCCATCAACACGGACAAACAGCAGGTAATAAAATCACGTTTACAGCAGGTCAAACACAGCTAGAAACAATCGAGCCCGGAGATAATGAAGGTTATCAAATGCTAGATATTGCGTATAGAGCTTTGCCTAATGCTGGAAATGATGAATTTGAATTAAAATTTCATTAGGTATTGCTTTGCTTTAATATCGGGTCTACCCTGTCAATACGTCTAAGTATTAATTGATGGCATTTGTTTTAGATCAAAACGAGTCTTATAAATGGCCTGTAAAAATCAAAACACCAACGGGCAACGGGAAACATTCTGTTCAGACTTTTAACGGTGAATTTAAAAGAATTACTCAAACTAGAATTATTGAAATGGGGGATCAGATAGATAAGAATAAAATTACTGATATGGAATTAGTTTCTGAGGTCTTGATTGGTTGGGATTCTGTAGACGATGAGGAGGGGAACCCTGTTGATTTTAATAAAGCTAATTTAAAAAAATTACTAGACGTGCCAATGGCTGCAACAGCTATCGCACAATCATTCTTTGAAAGTATTGCGGGGGCAAAAAGAAAAAACTAACTCTCGCTGTTAAGTATTGGGCTAACAGCGGTAACAGCAATAGGGGGGAATTAGACGCGGCAGCGGAAGCTTTTGGCATTGTATTGCCAGAAAAAGAAGAAAAAAACTTTGCTGTATGGCCTGAAAATTGGCCTGCTCTTGAATTGTTTCTTAGATGTCAAACTCAATGGCGTACTTCAGTAGGTGGAGTTACAGGATTTGATTACTCATCGGTGCTAGCCTTAGTTAATATGTATGCGTATAGCAAAGAAACTTTCGAGGATCTTCAAATCATGGAAGCAACTGCTATTGAAATTTTAAACAAAGGTAATAAATAAATGGCACAAGGCACAAAGTTTAATATGTTCCTAGCGGTTAAGACGTTAGGAGAACAGGGAATAAAAAGGCTTGGCAACTCTATGCAGGGTTTAGCGGGTCGGGTTAAGAATGTAAAACTAACGGTTGATGGATTAGCTAAAGCCTACGCATCGTTAAGAATTGTTCAAGATGCTTTAAACGTTACTGTTCAACGGGTCGAATCAGAAAGGCGCTTGATGCTGTTGTCGCAGGGGTTTGACGATTTAGCTTCAGTTACGGAAGCCGCCGCCGCCGCCGCTGATAAATTTGGTTTAAGTCAAACACAAGCAAATAAAGATTTCGCTCAGGTTTACGCAAGATTACGTCCATTAGGAATTGAACTAGAAACTATCAGATCTGTTTATGAAGGCTTTAATACGGCTGCGATATTAAGCGGTTCAAGCGCAACTGAAGCCTCAAACGCTTTCTTACAATTAAGTCAGGCGTTAGGTACTGGAGCTTTAAGAGGTGATGAATTAAGGAGCGTATTCGAGCAAACGCCTGCTGTTATTCAGGCAATCGCCAAAGAAATGAATGTAACCGTAGGAGAGATTAAAGATTTAGCAAAAGAAGGAAAAGTAACAACAGAATTTATATTGCCAGCCTTAGAAAGATTACGAACTGAAGGAGCTGATAAATTAGCGGAAGCTATGAAAGGGCCAGCTCAACAATTTAGAAATTTAAATAATGCAGTTGAAGAATTAAAGATTGCGGCAATAGCTGACAATATGGAAAAGATCTTGGAGCTTGTAAATCAATTAACTGATACAACAAAAACCCTTACTAATATTATTAATGCACCGGGTTTTAAGTTCTTTTTTGATACTTTATATAAGTTAAGTATTGGCCCATTAGATAAATTAAATCAAATAGGAGAATTGTTTGGCAATTTATCGGCTGATGATGCTAATGATTCTGCCCAAACCTTGAAGATAACAGTTACGGGAATAAGTGAAGAAACTAAAAAAGCGAAATCGTGGTTGGACAGTGCCTTTGGAGAATCAATGAAGAAAAAATTAGATGAATTTGGTAAGTCTTTAAATGACATAGGGAGCTTAGTAGGTGATTCTGTCGTTGACGCTTTCAAAGGTATGGAAGATGCCCTCGTTGATTTTGTAAAAAATGGAAAGCTATCTTTTAAATCATTAGTTGACAGTATTCTCGAAGACTTAGCAAGAATTGCTATCAGACAAAGTATTACTAAACCTTTATTCAATGCCTTTAGTAGTGCTTTAAGCGCTGGCTTAGGTGGTAGTGGAACTTCAACTGTTAGGGGAAGTATTCAGGGTTCAGGTTTAAACGCTTTAGATTTTGATGACCCGGCGGCAAGTTTATTTTCATCAGGAGGTTATGTAAATAGGCCTACTCTGGGGATGATTGGGGAGGGCGGCGAATCTGAGCTGGTTATTCCTCAATCTAAACTTGCCTCTGCTATGGCTAGGTATCAAGCGGGAGCGCGTGGCGGTGCAATTGTTCCCGGTGGTAATAATGCAAACGGTGGGGGCGGTTCAGGATATGCAGGCGGTGGAAATGTAACGGTTAATTATCAAGGCGACGTATTAAATTTTGAAGGTCAAAACTATGTCAAACAGTCAGACGTAGGAGGGATTATTTCAGCAGCCGCAAACGCAGGGGAAGCAAGAACAATGAAGACTCTTAAAAATTCACGTAGTCAACGTGCAATGGTTGGATTATGAGCCTTACAGCATTAACAACATTTATCGAAATAAAAAATAGGGATGGCAACGTCGTTTCTAATATGCGCTATCAAAACGGAAAGCGTGAGGCATTCAGCCCGTTAACAACAAACGAAACAACGGCACAAGAAACTGATTTTAGCCGTTCAGAAAATAACGCAACTAATGATTATAAAAGACAAAATGGAAACTTTATAAGTTTTGAGGGTCAGAATTATTATTACTTACCGTTCATATTTAGCGGTGCAAGTAGAACACGAACAGGCGATAATTTATCAGCTAGTTTAATACTTGCAAATAATATTTTAGCAATGAATCACGCAAAACAAGCGGTAGAACGTCAGTGGTTCGTTAGAGTTGCGGTATGTGTTGTTGATCCTTCTAGCTTTGCACATAAGAGAACATTAACTGATGAAAGTTGGTTAGCTGCGTCTATGGCTTATGACCCTGAAACAATTGAAGTTGTGTTATCTAGTGCTATTGATAGCGTTGGCAGTAATGCACCTAACAGGACAATAACGACGACGATGGTGGGTGCTTTGCCATCTAGTAGCAATATTCAAAATCTATGAATCCTTTCCAGTTGATTGGCATGCCTTTCAGGTTGGGCGCTGATCCTGTTAAGCATGGAAAAACAGATTGTTTAAGTCTTGCAAGGACGGTTTTAAAGCATTACGGAATCGATAGCCCTGAACCGACTAGAGACTGGTATCGACGACTAAGAAAAAAAGATTATGCAATCTTCAAACAAGAGCTTCAGAAGTGGGGAACTAGAACAAAGACCCCTAAGATAGGAACAGTTGGCCTTGCTAAATCTAAGCAGGCTTATTGTTTAGTCGTATTCTTTGAACAAGGATGGTTAAGTTGCAACGAAACAGAGGTGAGATGGTCACCCCTAGACTTCCTACAGGTCGAAGAACTTTATTGCCCGTTGAATTAGAGTTAATACAAGCTTTAAATTTAAGTGAAAACGAATATTGGTATTTCGTAGATAAAACAGAAAGTCAAAACGGAAAAAGACCAAAAGGATACGAATTAATCCCAGATATACAAAATACACAAGCTCAATTAATTCAATTTGCTATCGCGCTTGTCGTTGGTTACATACAGCAAAAGATGGCGCCAAAGCCTAGAGCGCCAAAAAAACCGCCTAGTCTAGTTACATCAGACGTATCAAACGAAAGAAGATATTCGCCAACGTCAGGTTTCGACTCTGTTCAATCCTTAGCCTCAATAGGCGAAACTATACCCCTTGTCTTTTCTAATACAATTATAAATCCGGCAGGTGGCGTAAGGGTCAACACTAAACTCTTATGGTCGCAGATGCGAAGCTTAGGAGCGAGTCAACAACTAAGAGCAATATTTTTATTAGCCTCCGCTGATCTGGGAGATATGCCAGACTTTGCGGGTTTTGCAATTGGTGATTCAACTCTAAAAAATTACGTTAATGCAAAAATGGCATTGTATGTAATGACGAATGGAGGGAGAGCAAAAGAGAACGGCCCCGAAAGATATGGCTTTGGAACATTAGCCAATTGGCCTAATAACGACGCCTTCTCTGTTTATTGGGATAACAGCGCAAGATATAAAAGCGATGTGTTTAGTGGTACTAGAACACCCCAGACAAACGCACAATTTGGCGGCTTTGCTCCAATGCCTAACGGCATGATGTTTAGAGTTCCTTATGAATTAGTTTTAAAAGGTAAGGATTTAAAAGATAGTTTAAAAATTGATATTGATAAAAAAAGATTAAAGCTACAAACCTCTTTTACTCGTTTATGTGGTATTACTTATGCAAGCAATGGAGGGAATGAAGGGTCAAGGCTTCATTATGCAATTTTCGGAAATGATGTTACTGACGGTTGGGGAGATACTTTCGAGCCGTGGGGTTTGGAAGATGTTAGAAATTCAGTTAATTCAGGGCGTGAAAATATAGATAGTAATATTAATGTTGGTGATATTTATTTAGTTGGTTCAGCAATTGCGGTGTGCGTTAAAAAAACATATCGAGATGGAAATTCTGAAGGCTTATGGAAAGTGGGTTCAACTTGCGTTGCAGAACTAGACATAATTGAAAGCGGTGATATTTATTCAAATTCACAGGTTGGGACACAAATAAAACGACCTTATGAAAATCTAACTATTCAACGTTGCGCGGTTGCGTCTGTCGCTAACAATTCAAGTTGTCAGGTTACAGAAATAGGACTCAAATCAACAGTATGGAGACAAATAACAGGTTTTCCAAATGCCAACTCTCACCCCGGAGCGATTGATTACGCCGCCGAGGTTGGGACGGCTTATGAGTACGAACAAGAAAACGGAAATATTCAACTAGGAACAATAAACAAATATATTCATCGGTTAAGTTTCTTTAGGTTGTTTGCAAGGGTCGCAGGTGGAACAAATTCTTGGCAGTCAATCGATGGCGGTAAACCTTTCCTAGTAAAAAATAATAACCCGTTACCTTTATATAATTTTATTAGAATTA